CTGAGGAAGATTATGACTCGGGATCCGGGGTGGATGGCTAGTATTTGCTGCCGTGAGGCATTCAACTACGTGTCACCACTTCCCTCGATGTTTAAGGTGATTCGGCACTCCAGGTTCCTCACGGTTCCTAAAAGTGCTTTCATCAACCGGTGCATCGCTGCCGAGCCAACTGGGAACGCTTTTCTCCAACAAGGTGTTGGAAAGTATCTCAGACGGCAACTAAAGCGCGTCGGAGTCGACTTGGATGACCAATCCTTTAACCAGTGGATGGCGAGCATAGCCTATTCGCTTGGTTATAGCACTCTTGATCTCCAGAGTGCGAGCGACAGTATCTGCTTTATGCTTATCCGGCTGTTGCTACCGACCCGTTGGGCTGATTACTTGGAAGACCTGCGAACCCCCTTCTCGAAAGTCGAGGGTAAGATGATCAGGTTGGAGAAGTTCAGCTCGATGGGGAATGCGTTCACGTTTGAGCTTGAGAGCCTGATTTTTTGGGCACTCTCGCAGAGCGTGAATGAAGCATTTGCGGAGCATGGTGGAATGGTCGCGGTTTACGGGGATGATATCGTCTGTAAAAGGGCGGTGTTCGACCCACTCGTTCAGGTGCTGAACTTCATGGGTTTCACGGTTAACACCAAGAAATCTTATAAGGATGGCGCCTTCTTCGAGTCCTGTGGAGCTAACTACTTCATGGGTGTTGACGTGACCGGGTTTCATCTCGTGGAGTCATTAACCACGTTGGAAGAAATCATCGGTTTCCACAATCGAGCACTTCGGTGGTCGATGCGCATTTATGGTTCACCCTTTAGCAAGGTAACCAAGAAGATGGTGGGAAATCTGCCAGACGGGGTTCATAAAATCCCTTTTGGCGATGTCTCTGATTCCGGTTTCCTTACCCCCTCGCGGGAGTTGGACCGGTTTGATCCCAACCACGGCTATCAGTGCCGTGTGCGGACCTGGGTGCCGCGTCGCGAGACGCAGTACAAGCAGGCTGCATTCTATGCGTATAAGCTTCGTCGTAGGCAGTTTTCGAATGGGTGTCCGAAAGGGCAGCCTTTGTGGACTGCGACTGGTGATGACGAAGGTACATGGATCACAACTACACGTTGGATTCACCGTAATCGGG